CCAGTATTTTCTATTTTAATATTTGCATAACGTCCTCTGGCCCTAGTGTCAACTTTAGTTGTACTAGATGTAATTGTAAAAGGACTTAATGCAGTAGCAGAACTTGCATCTGCAGGAAAATCTTTTACAGATATGGTAACTTGGTTATTACCAGTTAACACTTTAAAGTTTGGTAAAAATCTACGCATAGCTAAAAACACTTCACTTTGATCTTTTTGTAAAGAAAAACTAAATGATTCTACAAAAGAAGTTAAAGCTGTTGTGCTACCATCTGGATTTATTTGATCTGTCCCTATTTCATGTTCAAACAATACTGTTTGACCTAAACCTGTTTCACCTTGAATAACAGGAAACGTTCCTGTGCTGGAACTATTATAAGCTGTAGCGTATGGTTTTGGATATACTAATGAATCAATCCAAGTTGTTCTCATTGCATTTGTATTCGTAGCTGTGTACCAATTACCCATAGGTAAATTAGCATTATCTTGTCCATAATTATAAACTACATACCTATCATTAAATGCAGCGTTAGTTGTAGGGTACCACCAAATAACTTCTGTAAATAGATTATTTATGCCTGCACAAATCTGTTGTCCTTTTGTAGTATCAATGTCATCATAAATATAATCTTCAACAGAACAAGGTAAGGTGTTTACGGTACCATCAAAAGAAAAGAAACCGTTATTACCCATCCAATATGCAACACCATCAATTTCAATAGCTGCATTTTTACCAATAAGTCCACAGTTTGTACCAACCTGTTCAAAGCCAAATGTAAATGGAGCTCCTACAAATTTCATTGCATACAATGCATTATCAGTCCAAACTAGAATATTTTCCTTTGCAACCAATGCACCCATAATTTTTGTACCATCTTGTAATCTTTGTGTGCCTGCTGTGTTTGTAGCCTCTGGTGTATAATTATTTATATCTTCATCAACGGAGAATCTAATAAACATATCATCTTGAGTTGTTGGTGTGCCTATTGTTACTTCTGTTCCAAAATGAATTAAGTGACGTGTTGTTGGTGATATTAATGTAACTCTAGTTGCAGTTGGATTGTTTGTTGTTTCAAATCCTGATGTAGATGTAGATGCTCTAACTCCTGTAGGATTAGCAGCTCCTGCATTCCACGTAAAAGTTTTACCATTTGCAATTGTTGCAACAAGAACTTCACCAAAATTACTTAATGACCAAAGTCCTGGTTCAAGAGTTACAGTTGATGCCTGCACCGCACTGCCAAATCCTGTAAAATTAGTTGCATTTTGAGTTACAGAACCATCACTATGTGCTTGTCCGTTTGATGTGCCAGCAGTTGCCGTTCCATTGGCACCTCTAGTAATGCCTAAAAATTGTGTAGAACTTTTTGATGTATATGTAATTAATTCACTATCTACTAAAATAGTACCCGCAGCATCAAAACCAGTTGTAGAGACTACAGTAATCGCGGTCCCCGATCCACCTGTACCAGCAGTATCTGCAAGTAATGCTCCATTTAAAGTTGTTTGTGCAACACCAGTAATTGTTCCGCCATAGTTTCCAATACCAAAACCATAACCATAAGATTGAGCAGCAGGACCAACTACTTCATAAGGAGTAATTGTTACAGACCCACCGCTCGATGATGAGCCAGCAGTTGCTGCTTGTATAGTTAAAGTTGTAGAAGTTGGAACTGATAAAACTTGAAAGTTTATATCATTAAAAGTTGCTGTTGTTACGCCCGTCGTACCACCTGGTAAAGTTGTGGAGCTTAATCTAATTATGTCTCCTACAGCAATTCCGTGGTCCGCTGATGTTGTTAAAGTTACAGTGGTTGTGCCATTAAAAGTAAAAGTTGCACCTGTGATTGCAGTCGCAAGAGGCGTTATATCAAATAACTGACCTTCAAAATATAAAAGTAAAAATTTATCTGTGCCAAGAGCTACATATCTATTGCCATCGGTGTCAACAAAAGCATGTTGTTTTCTAGCTACACCTACAATAGTATCTGTTAAAAGAGAAGACCAACCACCTACTTTTTCTGGTAGGCCATATCTAAATCTTACGTTATCTGAATCTACCCAACGACCTTCTGCTCCGACTGAAGTATCTTGTTTATCAATTCCAGGAGCAAACTTAATTTTCGTAAGCATATGTTACTCCTATGTAGTTTGGTTGTATACGTATTGCCAACCTTTGGTTGAGTTTGTAAATCTTAACTTAATAGATTGATTGTTGCTTGCTAAATCTAAGTTAGAAGCTGCACCTCTAATATTAGATCCATTTCTATCCAGAATTACTTTGTTAGTTCCAAAACCTCCTCCAGATGTTGATACATCCATAATACTTACTTCATCTCCCATAGTTGGTGATGCAGGTAAAGTAATTGTAACTTGAGCGTTGTATGTGTCTATTAATAAATTATCTCCAGCTACTGCAGTGTATGCAGTAATAGAACTAGATGAAATTGCAAAATTACCTTTTTGTAAAATATCTAATCTTGCGTCTGTCCCATCAGAATGAATCAACATCGTTGCTCCAACAGGAACTGCTATTGGATTTGATGATCCAGCCGTTTTAATACTTAACGTATATTTATTAGCTGTAGTTCTATCAGTTGCATCTTGTACTATGTAGACTCTAGTGGCTGTGCCACCAGTTGTTGATGCAGGTATAATTAAATTAACATTACCGGTCATTGTGCCAGTAAGTTTTAAATAAAGATTTTTACCATCAGATGTTGCACCATCTGATAAAAGTAAAGTTTTATCAGAACTAGATGTCATTGGTACATTAACTACACCTGTTGCTGATTGTTGTAATATTTGTAAATTAGTATTTGTAATACTTCCCCATAGACCAGCTTTTTCACCGGTTGCGACTAATTCTAATGCTAAATCTGTTGAAAATGTTGATGCCATATTAGTAAGGTTTTATTGGTGTCCAAACCATTGTTGCTCCTGGTATAATTTCGTTCCACGTAATAACACCTACTTCGCCTGTTCCTAATGTCATAGCCGTAGCAGGTGCTTCTATACTCGCAGTTCCAACAATACTAACAGATCCACTACTTATAATCAAGTTGTTTCCAGAAGCCGCAACATTAGCATCTGCACTAACTGTAACGTTCCCCGTTCCTAAAGTTAATGGTGTTTTAGGTGCTTCAAGATTTGCCGTACCAACTATTGTTACTGTTCCAATACCAAGTGTTAATGGATTGCCGGTTACATTTTCAGTAATAGCGTCCGCTGTAATATTAGGATTACCTATACTAGCAACTAAATTATTACCTGTTGCTATAATTGTTACATTACCATCAGTGGTTAATGATGCAAAAGGTGTTTCGGCGAATGAAGCTGTTCCGAAGAGCATGGTCTATGCTCCTGTCAGTGCTTTTATCTCAGCGTCAGTTAATCCTAGATCTTTGAGTTTCTGTTTGCCTGAAGTTGCGTCTGTTTTTCTATCAGCAAGCTCTTGTTCTATGATTGGTATTGTATTTTTAATATCTTCTTTAGATATTGGAGTTGTTTCATCTATCCAATTTATTTCAATTGTATCAATATCATCTCCATTAAAATCAAACTTTGCATCAGGATTTATTTTATTAATAGCTAAAGCAATTTTTATACTAGGTTTTAATTCATCATCCATTATGTATCTCCAATTCTTGTAAAGAAAAATCTTGTACTGCTACCATCAGCATCAGAAGAAGTGCTGCCATTATAGGTAACAGAACTATTATTTGCTATACAATCAAAATAAACTTTTACATTTGATGTATCTGTTACATCAATTTCAAATTCTGCAAAAACTGATCCATAAGAATTGCTTGATCCTCCGTCATCAGAAACGTTTACTCCAGCAGCACCAATATTTCTATAAGTGGAATTATTTTCAGTAACATATATTCTTACAGAATTTGATCTATTAGCATCTGTAGTGGTATAACTATTATTTAATCCAACTATATAATATCCAGTAGAAGGAAATGTAAATACTCCAGAACTCTCTGTCATTCCAGTTCCTAACAATGAAAATCCTTCTCTTGTTGTTCTTGCTAAATTTGCTGTGATTGATGAAGTAGTGTTGCTTACAGTTTTATCAGAAGTTAATCTAAACTCATCATGCTCTGTTATTCCATTTTTAAAGCCAGATGTTATAGCTGTTCCACCATTAGCCACGGGCAATGTTCCTGTAACATTGCTTGCTAAGTTTATTGATTGATTTAGTCCTAATCTAGTTAATGCCATATTATAATGCCTCTATTTCTGCATCAGTTAATCCTAATGCTTTTAATTTATTT